ACAGAACTTGTTTCATAGTATTGATTAACCCATATATCTAATGTCAAATCAGTTTTTATTAAACATTGGCTAACATATTGTATAATCGGATTACTACTTGTTGCTAAAAAACCTAATAAATTATCTACATTAAAATAATATTTACTATTTTTTAACCTAGATAAGCCATCTGTAAAAACAAGAGATATTTCTTTTATCCCTATAACATTAAAGTTAACATTTTCAACAGGCGAATAAACTCCTGTCCAAATAGTTGAACTAGATGTAAAAGAACCTGAATAAGAACCTATTTCTAATGTTGTTCTAAGGTCATCTTCATATGGGCTAAAGAACTCTAAAACATCAAAGTTTTCATCTATTATAGCGTTTATTGTTGCCCTAGTTGCTATGATTGGAGTATATGAATTACCCTCATTGTCTATGGTTTCTATGACAATAGGAGTAACACCGCATTTTAAAGCGTATGTAGTCCCTGTGTAATCCTTCTTTAATATTCTTAATCTATATGCAGATAACGATTGTGATGGATCTTGCACATAAATATTATTGAATACCATTTCGTATTTTACTCCGTATGCCATTTAGAATGTTGTATTATTATTTCTTTGAGCCTTATTCATCAAAATTAGTAAATCATTTCCGCTTATTCTAGCCTCTAATGTTCCACCACCACCGCCTATTAAACCTTTAAGTTTATCTAATGGAGCTACGATTTCTGGATTACTTCTAGCACCAGGATACTCGCCCATTAAGCCCATTGTAGGCCCACTAATAATACCACCATTGGCAAACTTTTTAGTACCACCTAAACCTTCTGATTTTTTTTGTAAGCTTCCTCTAACAAAACTACCAAGAGCAATTAACGCAATACCTGCTGCTATTGCTACATAAGGGTTTAATGTTTCTAATGCTTTTTTAATTCCTAATATAGCTATACCTGTTGCTATTGCTAGTTCACCAACCTGTATTAATCCACCTGCCAATACACTTAAAAACATATCTAAAGCACTTTGCAAACCACCAGTTCCCAATAATGAAGATGCAATAGACTCCCCTATACTAGCTCCTAATTGAGATAGCGTATTGTTTATAATATTTGTTAATTGAGTATTAAAGTTTTCTATCGGATCAACTAGCCCTTCTAATGAAAATCCTAAATTTTTAATAGCATCATCAAATTCTGTTGTACTCCAACCAGCCTCTTTAGCTATATCCCTATATTCGGTAAGTTTTGATATCGCCAATTCAATAGCAGATGCTTGTGCTTGATAATTATTTTTAGTCGCTTTTAGTGTAGATGATAATTCAGCATTTACATTTTTAATATTCTCATTAGCAAAATCGGAGTTTATTTTAGCAATAGCACTAGCTAAATCAAATTTAGTATCAAGTTGTATTTTAGCTATTTTATCTGCTATTTCTTGAGCATCTTTAGCTTCTTTATCATCCCATTTTTTTCTTACTGCTGCCAATTCTGCTCTCCATGCCTCTTCTAAAACTATAGTTTCTTGACCATATTTAGTAGCTAAATCAATTTGCTCTCTATACTTTGATGTTATTTGTCTTAATTCTCTATCTCTTTCATTGTATAATTCTAAAGCCGCCTTTCTTTCATTTTCAGCTATTGTTGCTAAAGCTTTTTCTCTATCTGATATTTCTTGTTTGTTAGATTCTGCTTTTGGAACTCTACCATATTTACCAGCTAATAATACTGCTTTTTTCATTGCAGCAGAGTGTAATTCTATTGTCTTTGTACCATTAGCCATTGATACAGATTTAGAATCTTCAAGGGTTTTTATGTCATCTAAAACTACATAATAATCATTATAAACATCAACTAAATCTCTTGATTTATTTGTTTGTTTGCCTCTAATTTCTTCTAATAATTTTTGTCTTTTAATATTAGCCTCATCAATATCCGCTTGTATTAATCCTTGTTCTATTATGTTATCTGCAATCTGACCTGCATATTTTTCTGCTACTGCTAATTGAATTAAGCTTTCTATATATCCATCAAGGCTTTTTTTGACTCTTTCGGTATTGATATTAGTAAGAGTTAGTTTTTCATTATGCCTACCATATATTTCATTTGCTCTTTCTAATGCTTCATTTCTAGTATTTTCAGATTGTGTTACATCTCTAGCTATACCAACATATGCTAATAATGTAATTCCTTGCTCTCTAGCACTTTGTGTTGATTTAATTATCTCATCTCTAAGTTCTTTTGTTTTTTCCTTTAATTTATCTGCTGATGTTTTAGATTTAAAAAATCCATTATCCCATGCAGTAAAAAAAGCAATAAGGGCAGAACCAGCTAAATAAATTGGCCCTGTCATTCCTGCGAATCCTCCCATAAGAGCAGGTAAGTTATTCTGAATACCCCTAAAGCCATAAGGTAAATCTTGCAATACTAATGCAAAATTAGTCCATTGCATATTAGATTTCTTAATCTGATTACCTGCCGTAGCAGCAGCATTACCTGCTTTGGTTTGTTGTGTAGTAAGTTGCCCTAAACTAGCAGATAGGCCATCCACACTTGCTTTAGTAAACTTTAAATCTAAACTATTATCCTTTAAGTATTGACTAAGCTTCTTTGCTGATGCAGGAACATTCCCTAGATCAAAGTCAAAGACTATTTTAACCATTTGATTATCTGCCATTATCTTATCGGTTTAGCGATTTTATATTTTTCTAAAACTTGTTTAAGCTCATCTTCTGTCATTACCCTTTGCTTCACAAAGTTACGAGTATCGCAGTCTAATTCAATAAGCTCTTGCGGCTTAACCTTCTTACCCTTTGGTAATTGGATATTGATTAGTAATGTTGTCTGCCATCTAGTTCTAATCCACTTCTGCTCTTCCTCGTGTCTATATCCGTACCACACAAAATCTAATTCAGCCATGGTCATCTCCCAAAACAAATGGGGAAGCACTTTGCACTCCCCCATTGTATATCTTTCTATGTCAATCCACTCTAATTTTTTTTTACTCCATCTTTTTTACTTGACTTTGTTGGCTTATCTTCTATACCGCTATTCATGCTTTCTGCAAGTGCTGACATCACATCTTGGAACTTTTGTCCACCCATTCCTCCAATATCATCTATCCAATCACACACTTCCATCTCTGTAAAGCTTGGAGTGATTCCTTGAGAATATAATGGATATTCTGCACCCGATTTCAGTAAGTTAACAATAGCATCAAGTGAATCTTTGCCACTTAAAGCCTCTCCTATGTCAGAAGGCCCTATCTCTTGTAATTGACAGAATCTTTTAAGACTCCAAGTACAAAAACGCATCGGTATCTTCTTTCCATCGGAAAGAGTTAATTCAAATTGTCCTCTCATATGTTTGGTTTTTTTGGTTTGTTTTTACTATGCGTTGGTAGCTATAGTTAATGCCCCTGTTCCCTTGAAAGAAACTGAGTAAGTAACTGGATTCTCCATATCAGCAGTCAAATCTACGCTCTCGATAAATGCTTGACCTGAATAAATCACATCACCTGTAACTGGAGTAATACCACCAACTGTTGAGTTATCTACTGTAGTAAATTTAACTAAAACAGATGTTCTAGCAATTGCTAAAGCATTTAATTCAGCAGTAGTTACATAAGTAGCAACTGTTCCTGGAACTACTGTAGCTAAGCCATCAGTTGTTAAAGACCATGATTTTTGTCCACCAATTTCATCAGCCCATCCTAAACTTTGTTTTGTAGATGAGTCTGGAGTATCGATAGCCAAACTTAAAGAACATGAAGTAGCGAAACCTATTACTTCAGTTCCAATTAGAACTACTAATGAAGTTCCGTTAAATACACTTGTTGTTGCCATTTTATTTTATTTTTCTTTTATGTTAATTGATTCACGAAATGATCCATTGTTATCACCCTTCTAAACACATATGCCTCATCCACATAGTCAAAGGTAGCAATATTACTACTAATCTTAGAAGTCACTATTTTAAAGTCAGGTGCAGTACTAGGGTAGCTTGGTGGTCTAACACCTACTATTTCTAATAACTCATTTGCATAAGTATCAACAGTTTTCTGTCCTACTTCTCCTGCTTTAAAAGTCCTATAAACTATGTCAAATTGGATAGTAACATTATAAGCAAAGCTTTGTTTATTACTATTGTCCACTTGTGTCTGACTGCTTATAATCAAAAAAGGCGGTTCTACTGTGTCAGGTGCTATGGTATCATAAGCAGCTAATGAGTAGGAGGCCGAGATAAACTTATCGAAATAAGCTTTCCTTAATGTATATCCGCAATCCTTCATTTTGGTACAAATTTAATGAAATATATTTATATCTTAACAGACTTCAATTTCTTAATCATAGATGTAAAGACTTCGCTATAAGCACTAAACATATATGGCCTGTATGGAACACCTATTACCTTCTTTGATTTTTTGAATGTTAAAGCGTATGCTTCTAAATCAGCCATGTTTACATTTGGGTAAACAGGTATCTGAAATCTTGTTCCTGTTCCAAACTCCACATAAGGAGCATATCTTACATTTGTATTACCTGCACTTACACTAGCTCCTTTACCTGGTTGATATTTAGCGTGTCTAATAGAAGCCTTTAAAGCTCCTGTTTTTACTGCTACTTCTTGCTTTGCTTTAGCTGCTATTTCAATAACGGCCGCATCAATAATAAGCTTAGACTCTTCCATCATCTTTTGAGGAGATGCCTCAAGCCTCTTGATTATTGCATCAACTTTGCCATTACTTAAGTGTTGCACATCCTATTAAATAATATTGATTCAAGTCGGCTTCGTTAATAATAGAGTTAATCATATAAGTCCTTGATTTCCAAGTTATTACAAGAGCATTAGTAAATGTCTTGCCTGTTGTATATCTAATCCTAAATGTAGCTCCATCATTAATACTGTCCTTACCTGCTATATTAGTCCTAGAATTGGTATTAGTGACCAATTCAGCCCAGCAAGTGTAGTATGGTACTAAAGTATTCACAAACCCTCCTGCACTATCAGAAACGCTTGTTTTAGTATTAAATGTAATCCTATTTCTTAATTGTCCTATCATTAGAAGATAATACTTACCCTTTTGTAAGGTTTCATTAGTTCGTAAGCCGTTGTTAAGTTAGCTGAAGGCTTAGTGCTTTCAACACTTGATTCTCTGTACTCATATAAATCACCTACCATCTTCAACAAGGCCGTTTTCATAGACTCTGGAGTAGTGGCATATCCACAAGTATAAGTAAATCTAAAGTCACTCATAATAGGGGAATTAAAATAAACTTTTTTGTAGGTATCACCTATAACTCTATAATCTCCAAGTACCATTGCTACCCATGTAGCACCATCCCAATACTCTACTAATGAAATAGTGTTAATAGGGGCATAAGGAAGCTCTATAAACTCATCTACATAAGCTACCACCTTTAGGGTTCTAGCAGTCATAGCAACTGAAGCGTACTGCTCTAATCTGATCCTAGCGGTTTCTATAAGGTTAGTAATCAAAGTATCATCTTCGCTATAATCTACTCTTAAATAATCCTTTGCG